CTAGGGGTGAATGTCTCTGAAACGAAAACACACGTATCTTCTGACACGTTTGAGTTCGCTAAGAGATGGATTCATCTTGGGGAGGAGGTAACCGGAGCCCCCCTCGGTTCTCTGTTCGAGGCTATCCGCTTCGTAAATAGGAAAGAGTGGTCTAATAAACCACCGACGAATTTAATTCGTCATATTTCTTATTACGGAGTGGCAACCTGGTTCAGAGAGGTCGAAGGGCGATGGCTTACGCGATCTAGTTACTTGGTTTCCCGGGGCTTGTTAGCTGAGTTCTTCCTGCTTCTAGGCAGAGGTGGTCTTTCAGACCGCCTCGCCGACAAAGCATGGAAGTTCTATTTACTACCTTCGCGAGAAGATAGTAGACTCCTTCGACGTATCAAGTGCGAGAAACTCGGCTCGATCGTCTTGGGAGGGATCCTGGGTTGTTTCTCTTTTAGAAAGTCTTCCGAATTCATCGGAATCTATCTGAATGAGTGCAAAGCCAGGGTCATAGAATCAGCTATCAAGCGCCAAGTCGGCGAGCTCAGTAGATTCCAGTTGGAATTACAGAGATTCGTCCACTTGGTGCCTGAAGGGTTGGATGCCCAGTCGTTACTGTTCTCCTTACCTCCTTTTGGAGTTCTGATAAGAAATATATCAGAGCTCCAGCTGGAGTTCGATAAAGCCCATCGGGTCCGAGAGAGCGACGACTTGATGCATTGGTTGCATCTTGACGTTCAGCTCTTTCTGGATCCCTTTGCAACTTTATCTACAAGGAGGAACAAGACCATCGCCTCATCAAAGGCAACCATCCTAAATCATCTCACAGCCATGTGCCGAGGGATAGCCAAGATGCGTGCTCTTGCTGTCACGGAGATCGATCTTTTAGATCTGGTCAATGTGATCAACAATCACCACGTCTTGCCTACCGCCGGACGCCGAAAGTCTCGAAAACCTTCTCAAGCGAGAAAGTCGTAAAGACAATCAGCACACACGGGCATGAAAGGAATCCATTGAGTAACATCAGTGAGCGTTCCTATGGTAGCGCTTAATGCTGCCGATTATGGCGGATGGGGGTAGGGCTCGTCGTAGAGATATGTTGACCATACACTGGGGTACTTGGTAGATCCCAGTGCAGGTTACAGTCAATACGAAGAGGGTCCTGCCCGCTTCGATGGGGCGCCACTCTTGGACAGTTGATCAATGACCAACTATCTCGG